TAATTTTTCTAGATCACCAGTGCTAGGGTTATAGCCCCACTTACCTGTATTAATCTGTTGACTTATCCAATTATCCCTCTTACTATCTCCAGTAAAAGACATCCTATTGCCTGCTCCCATTTCTTTTATAGTAATAAGAGAATTCTTTTTAGGAGGATCTATCTCCTCTCTTTTTTTATTTTCTAACTCATAACTAGAATTGTTTCCTGTTCTATCAGACTGCTGAGTATTATTTGTATTATTGTAAAAATCTTGATCAAACATAAGTTGACCTTTAGTTTCTTCACTCTCTTGAGCTTTTGGTAGTGATCCACCATCTCTCTTTTTTAGAGTTTTCCAACTACCTTTAGCAAATTCATCTGCTTTTGCTTCTGAATCAAAATAATATACTTCACCTCTTTGTTCAGCAAACTCAAAAGCCTGCATTTCATTACCTTTTGGAAACTCAATCCATGATGTTGGATCAGATGTTTCTTGTCCCTCAATTAAAGGATGTAACATTGGAATTACTATATATATAGGCTTACCATCATCATCTGTAAATTGCATAGTAGTCATAATGTGTGATGATACATCCCCCATTTCTTTTGTATAGTTTGGTAATAGTTTATTATCTCTATCTACTTTTCTTTGTTTAACTACATTCTTTGATTTATCTTGTGCAGGTTCTTCAAATACCATGTCACCAGGAAATTCATAATCAAATCCAGGCTGCATAAGTTGTTGATTACCAAGATTGTCTGTACCCATAACTGGAAAGTCAACACCTTTCATAGTAATGTTACCTGATGGTATTACATTGTATGGATTATTTACATCCTTACTATTTCTTTTATATCCGTCTCTACTTAATTTCATTATCTAAATGATACGTTCATTTTACTATTATTTAATTTTAATAACATTTTTCTATCTCCTGAGTAATTTTTTCTTAGTAAAAGCATATTATAATAATGTCTAAATTTCTTATGTTGCATTTCAGCTTTTATATAATTAAGATTTGCTTGATTTAAATCTTTAATATACCCATTTAATGTTGTTATCCATATTGGTCTTTCTATTCCTGTAAATTCTCCTCTATCATCTGTAATATCCCAGAACTGATTAAATCTATATTTTTGTTCTTCTTTAGAATACAAAATTTGTATATTTGTAGGATTATTAATTATAGGGTATTGATTTAACAACACAACATTATTCTTAGGACTAAGATCAAGTGTAAGTAAACCTGATACTTGTTCTGAGTTATATATGATAGCTTCATCAAAATTCCAATCTAGATCATGCCATCTATCTACACCTATCATTTGTTGTGGTCTTGGAAGATTAAAGTTTTTAAAAACATAAGCTTCCATTTGATATTCAATACTTCTTAAAGTATTAACAACTTGACCTGAATTTTCTATTAGCGTTATTTCCCATGGATAATCTTGTCCATAATAATTTGCAAATAAATCATTTCTAACATTATGTTTCCATATACCACCCACAGTATAATTTGCAGGTACACATTGTTCATATTCCCAATGACAAATTTGAGGATCAGTATTTACATGACCAGGAGTATCATATGTAATAAGATTATCACAGCTTCCTGTTAACCATGTTGTTGCTAAAGATGGATCTACTACAGGTATTGGTGGACATTCACACCATACTTTTTTACATATTGGAGGATTCATTGAATTACATGGTTGAGCTGCAGGTACTTCTATATAACCATCAGGACATTCACATGATAAATCTGGATCCAAAGTTACTTTTGCAGGTAAATAATCAACAAATACATTTGCAAGATCTGAACCTGATACAGTAATACAACATTCTCCATCTAAAAATGAATATCCTGGAGGGCATTGAGGGATAGTAGTAGTTGTTGTTTTAGATGTCATAAAATGATTGATACTATTAAATGACAATTCAGGGTGCCAATCATGGAATGAAATCCAAGCTTTTGCTTTTGGATCATAACTAACTGTCCAAGAAACATCTTGGAAGTATGTTGGATTTTCTAATTGATAAGGTATATATGTTAATACATCTTCATAAATAGGATCTACTGATTGCATACAATCACATATTTCGTCTACGGCATTATATGTACAATCAGCTGGACATTGTGGTAAAATACCTGGGCATATCTTTTCTACAAGATCATTAACAATACCTGGTACATTTGCATCTTGAAAATCACCAGCCATATATGGATTTGGATCATTAGTAAAATAATCTGATCCAGCAACAGACTGTGCATAATCTAATTCTGCAAGTGTTGGTGGAATGTTATTTTTTAACCAACCTGGTATTATTTCATATTGACCTCTAAAGTTAGAATTTAATGGATCTTGATATTGAGGATTATTATGAATATTAACATTTATCCATTTAATTATATTATCAGGTTGTGCTACACCAATTCCACCTACAACCCCAGTATCAGGTACTGTTGGTACCATAGGAGGTGTTACAGGGTTTGCAACAAATGTTGCTGATGTACTTGAATTAGTATAAACAGGACGTGTAACAGAACGATCAACACAAGGAACTGCATAGGCAGGAGGACAAAGAGCAATATAATTAGTACCTCCAAAACCAGTTGTAGTTGCATCCCATCCATCATTTAATATTACTAATTTCTTAGGAGTCATAGGTCTACTACCTGCTCCAAATAAAGCATTTGTACCTGACCATACTGCATCTGCATACCCAGTACCTGAAGTAACATTACAAGGAGTAGGGTACGTAATACATGTATAAGCATTTATCCATCCTCCTGTAATATTATTACTGACATCTACTTGAGCAATTAAATTATCATTAAAAGTTAATCCTATAGGACCCAATAAAGGATTACCAGCAATTTGTCCTGCACTATATTCACCAAGTGCAAAAGCTCTAGTACCCCATCCCATAACACCTATTTGTGTATTACCTAATGCCATAGAATCTCTAAATACATTAACAAAACCTTTTACAAGATCTTGCATTGCTTGAACATTATTATTACCAACAATTGAACCAGAACAATCTATAGCAAGCATAATATCAAGTTCACAAAGTGGTGGAGGTGGGCCAAATGGTATATCAGTCCAAATCCTTTCACACATAAGTGTAACAGGATTATATGTAAATCCATCAGGACATGTTATTATTTGATCAACATTATTACATGCTGTTTCATTATAATAAAATCCTTCACAAGGTATATATTCAATACATGGTGAATTTGTATAAGTATCTGATACATTAAAATCTCTTTTTGAAAAATATACTATATCATTATTAGTATCATATACTGTTTGGCATCCTGCAGCAAGTACAGGATTATCAATCATTTGAGGACATGGTTCTATTTCAGGAAAAGTTGCTAATAATTGAGATGGTAAATATTTATTAAACCACCACTTCATCCCTTGATTTGTAATATTAAGTAACCCATTTGCATCTGTTTGAAATATTTTTCCTTGTTCTTGAGATATATAAAATAAACCCATTGGTGTATTTAAAACAGCTCTGGAACTTTCAGAAGAACCATATTCATGAGAAACATCAGAGTTTACTATTTCTTTCCAGTTTCTATCTACAAATAAACCTCCGTCACCTAAAGTTACTTTAGTACCAGCATCAGTTGTTAATACATCATTACCTGTAAAGTATTGTGGAGATAATTTTGGGAATAATACTATAGCTCCAGTTTGACTAATAGGCTTAATAGTATTTATACTATCTTTAAATTCTTTATAATTTAAGGGAAGGAATACTCTCCAAAAATCTTTCTTTGCTTCTTTTTTAGCTTGTAATGAATATATAAGTCTTTTGTGCCATGTTGTGTAACATGTCTCTGCTACTAATGGATCATACCATCTAGGTTGTATATCACCCCATGATATTGTTCTATTCCATTGTTGATCTATACTAAGTGATTTATCATATTTATAGTAATTTCCTTTTTTAATTATATCTACATGAAATAATTCTGTTAATGGTGTATACGTTAATCTATCATAGTGTCTTTTATTACTATCTTCTCCCCAATCTCTTTGAGCTAAATTTAATTCTGATTCTACAAAGAAATCATTAATACCATTACAATGTAAATACATATATCCTTCATGTATGGTAAATAAAGAACCTGTACCACCAATTCCTTGAAATAAACTCACCCCACCAACCCCCCAACCACCAATTGTACAAGCCAATGGATCTCTGTCTAAATAATAATAATCATTTGGTAAAGCATCAGCAAAAGTAGTGCCTATACCTGTAATCCAGTTAAGACCTCCAAAAGCTGTACATAATTCATCAAGTCTATACTTCTCTGTATTCATCCAATATGTTGGGAAAGGTACATTAGCATATAATCTATAATCATAAGTAAAACCATCTCTTTCATTTTCATGTAAATAATCCCAGAAAAATGGCATAATAGATTTTTCTGTATATCTATTTATATAGCAATCTCCACCAAATAAAGGTTGTGAATTAAATCTTGTGAGAGTGCTTATTATAGGATTATTTGATGCATCAACAGGAATTTGTGATTCAAATAATTCAACACATCCTCTAATAGGTATTTGTCTTATATCTTCTAGTTGTCCATATTGATTATCTTTATTAAATTTTAAAGCACAATAATGTGCTGAAATATTTGACCTTCTTGTACTCTGAGGTGTTGTCCAAGGACTACTACCTCCTCCAGGAGCTGTACCAATAGTAAACTTAGAATTATCTCCTGGTAGACCAAATGTTCCAGGCAATGGTAAATTACCATTAGGATTAGAAATTTGTAAAGCAACTGTTGTAGGTCTATTTAAATTATTTATTCTGACATTAGCATTTAACTGTGATATAGCACCATTTAAATAAGCTCCGTCATCTACATTATGTCTATGGATTGAACCAGGAGGTAACTGTGTCATATTTCTATACCAACCATGACTATTATATTTATATACATAATCTTTCCAACTTGATAAATTGTATATAAGATCAATAATTTCTTGACCACCTGTAGCAATATAATTTAAGAATGATTGTATACCTCCAAAAAGTCCTATTCCTAAAGGTATACTACTATGTCTTGTTCCTTCATATTCTAATGTTTGTCCTGCACCTATTGTACCTGGAGTAGCTACAAACGCTGCTGCTTGAGTTGTATTCCATGTATTTACACCAAATCCATTTGCAACAGAACCTAAAGCACCACCAGAAACTAAAAATAGACTATTAGCTGCTGTTTCCGTTGCAAAATAAGCACCATTAGAAGCTGTTTGTGCAGCAGGATGTAATCCAACAGCAGCAAACCCACCTGGGGCTCTATTAGTACTAGGAGCTCCACCCATAGTAGCTGGATTAGGTACAGGTGTATTTGCTCCTGTAACGGTATTAAGATTACTTGTTGTTCCAATATCAGCTCCAACTGATGCAGTTAAAAGAGGAGGTGGAACAACAACGGAAGTAGTTTCTCCATAAGTACTACCATAAGCACCTACTTCAGTATGTAAATGACTAACTGTTTCTGATGCTAATATAGGTCCTGGTTCTATAGCTAGATCAAGAGTTTTTGGTGCTTCAAACTTTCTATTTTTTTGACCCCTCATTTCATATATAGCATATCCAATACCAATAAATAATGCTAGTAAAGCAGTAGAGTTTCTTAATAGTTTTTCTCCTGGATGTTTTTCAGAAGGCTTAAAAGATCCTGTAGCACCACCAGATATAACACCATATGATTTTAATTCATAAGCATTTAGATAAGGTCTATTAAACATTAAATCTGGAGAATGAAATGTAAGATGATTATTAGAAAATGTATTATATTGAAGCGCCATTCCAGCTCCACCCGATGATGGTCCATTATCACAACCTTGATACCAATCTAAATAACCTTGGTTAGTCCAAGCCTGTGAAGGACCTGCTGAAGTACCCGCACTACTTGGTCCTTTTATATAAGGATCAGCAGTAAGATCATTATATGGGTAATTTGGAATATAAAATAGTGTTGCACCATCATCACTACCTACAGAATCTGTAGGGATATATTGCATCATATTCTTTATTATACCTTTTCCTAAGATAGATTTATTTCCTTCACGTGATCCTACTAAAAATTCATAACCAACTATATTTGGTATAAGGCTTCCATCATTATATCTAGGCCATGCAATATTTGTAAATTCTACACCTAATATATATATACCATTTCCTCCTGCTGTTGATCTATTAGTAGTTCCATCTACAGCTGTATTATCATCTGGAAATTTATGATGTCTAATAGGCATTCCACAATTACCACCATATCTACTTACATCTTGTGGATAAAGTTCTGTAGACTCCCAGTAAGCCATTGCACCTCTAGTTCTAATAATTCCACCATCAGGTTGTATTACATTAATATTTGAATTTGTAGTCCATGCAGTATTAGTTACTTTCCAAACTGTATCTGTAGGATCTAATGCATTAGGATCTCCAGGTACTGATAAAGTTTCTAATATAGGCAAACCAAGATAATTAACATTTGTAGCTAATCTTCCTGGTATGTGATATGATGATGAACGTTCTCCTGTATTATAAATAAATCTTATAAAGAACGCATATGTTTCATCTCTAAGAAATGTAGGTTTATTTCCTCCGTCGTAATAGTAATCTGCTGGGTATTCTACAGATACCCAATTACTACTAATCATATTTGCTAAAGGTTGATAATTAAAATCAAATTGATTTGTTGGTTGCGTTCTAACTAAATAATCATTAACAACAAACATTCCTTTAGATTTTTCATATGCTGATCTTCTTATAGGAATATATGAAAGAGGAACTGATTTTAATTTTTGATCAATAGAATCTATTTTAATTGTTCTTTGTTCTGTACTATATGTTCCAATTTCTTTTGCTTGTGGTTCTTGTTGTGTATTAGAATACATAACAAGTTGATATGCATCAAACTCTGTATCAAGATTAGATATTGTTAATATCAATGATCCTGATGAGTCGTCATGCTCAAATAAAGATTGACTATTTGATATACCTATATAATCTCCGTATACTTGATCATTTACTGTATATGCAATAAATGCTTGGTATGTACCATTTCTTAAAGATCCTCCTTCAGGAGCTTTTTGTAGATCAAGACAAGGGGTATCAATTAATGGAGCTAATCTAATTCTTTCACAATCTAATGTTAATGGTAGTACATTTTGATAAACAGCACATGCAACACCATCTATATTTGGCCCTGATGTTTGTATCTGTAAGTATGGAGGCTCATCTAATATAAGTGTTCTTGAAGGATTTAAATTATCATCCCAATACACTTGATACTTGCATTCAAAATTTTCTTTTGCTGCACCTATAATTAAATTCTGTCTATTAAAATTTAAACAAGGATCATTTATTAATCTAGTATATTCACATTTACTATCATCAAATGTTCCTATTTCAGAAGATACATCATCTGTTGAAAAAATTGCCCAATGATCTCCATATATATGTATTGATCCTATTATTGTATATGGAATTTCAGCACATTCAAAATTAGCTGGTTCATTTCCTATAACTCCTGTATCACCATCTATAGAATTATTTATTGTATTAATAGCATGTTCCCAAACTTCTTTACTTGATATGGAAGAAAATGTATCCTTTATCATACCCTTCATAAACAAATTTGTTTCTGTTGAAGAAGTTTCTTGTGGTAATGTAAGGTTTTTTTGTTTTTCTTTGTTTTTCTTTGCCATTTCTCAATTAATTATCATCTTCGGTTTGGAAAATCACTTCTGAACATATCATAATAATTATGATATTGAGCTTTTCTATTAACTTCCCATATTTTTCTCACTTCTTCAAAATCCGGAGTGTTAACAAAACTAAGAGCATTATTTCTTGCCATTTTTAATTTAGCTTGTATTAAACCTAATTGTTGTGAAACATTTTCACCATCAAATATCATATTTTCTAAAATTCTTTCTTTAAGAGCATATTCATAATACTCATTACAATAAGGATGATCAAAGACTAATAGTTCTCCATCATTGTTTTCTAATGTTCCTTGATAACTAATATATACTTTACCTGTTGTAAATGTAGTAAGTAAATATCCGTCTTGTATTTCTGCTAAATTATTAGATTGTGTATTTAAATTAGGACAATCACAACTTACATTACTTGTACTAGTAATACGTAATGGAAAAAAACTTGAAAATTCTCTATATGATGCAGTTCCTAATTTCTGTATTACTGTGTATCCTTCACTATCAGGACATGTTTGAACAATACATACGTTTGCACAATCTTTAGGTATTGTACAAACATTTGGTTGTCCTGGATCAGGAACCCATTTTGGTTGTGTAGTATCAACATGTGTACCTGAAGGATTTGTATTTACAACTTTATAATCAGAACAAACAAATGCGTAATTAAGACTTTTAAAATCAGAAGGTAATTGTGCTTTATTATGTTCTACATCAATTATAACTTCTTTACTTTGATGTATTCTTAAACCTAAATCATAATTAACACGTGTAGCAACTTTAATTAATTGTTCAGTTTTTATCATTCCTTCTAAATCATAACTAGCAAAATCTATTTTTACATCTTCTAGTAACTGATTGAATGTTCTGTATTTATGGGATAAACTCATTATCTATTAGGATTTTTTTTATTATCTGAATCATCTTGTGGAATACTAATTCTTTGTAATAAAACTGTTAATACTTGTTGTTCTATTTCTGCATAAAGAAATTCAGGAATATTAATTTGTTGTTTATATCTTGGTAAACAATTGTCTTTATCATCACATGTAAACTTTGATACATCTTCTTGAAAAACACCTTCTAATTTAATTGCATCCCAATAAACATTTGGTAAATATATATAATCATTTAAAAACCAAAAATACTTTGTATTATTATATTTAAAAGATGTAGTCTTGCTTATAGATGTAAATGTGCCAGGTTGTGTTGGTTGACATTCTATTGAACCATCAATTGAAGATATTGTTCTAATAAGAGGTCCCCAATATCCTTCAAAGAACGTTGGAAGTTTATCTTTAGTTCTTTTTATAGTTACACCACTTTGAATACCACTACATTCAGCTTCTACTTTATCAACATCTATTAATTCTAATAGGGGTAATGTTTGCCAAACACTATTAAACTTCATTAATTTATTTGCATGATCTTGTCTTCTCATTAACAATTGAGCATATTTAATGACCATGCTGTATATAAATCTATCAGTCATAAAAGCATCTTGCATTTCTCCTTTGACTTGATTCCTAACTCTTGATATAATATCTCCTATAGTTGTCATTTTATTCTTTTTTATACATATCTGCTACTCTTTTTTTATTACCCATTACAATGTATTTTCTCCATTCTTTAGGGTATATCTTTGCAACAGCTCTTTTAAATTGTCTTATGGCTTTAAATTGCCAAAGTTCTCTATTTCTAAAACGGTACTTAGTAGAATAATTAGTGTAGAATATTTTTGCAATGTTACCATTTGTTTCCCAGTTTTTATTTTGTATTACTTTTCCATATTTTTTAGATACTGAATAATCAGTATTTACATTCTTTGGTGATGGACAAGTTCCTATAAATAAGTACCCTAAGCTATCTGGTAGTTCTACACCGTTTCTATTTTTTATTACACTATCCCATATTTTTCCATTAAAGCATTTTACAATCTTTTTGAGTTTATCATTATCTATATCTGCATATATTGGATATTTTTCTTTAAAATCATTTAACGTTTTAAAGTTTAATAATCCATATACTTTTTCTCTATACCTGGATTTTTTTAAATCAGGCTTTTTAAAATTGTTTAACATACATTATACATTTATAATTTACAAAAAATAACTCAGTTATAAAAGTTTAATACTGGATTATTCTGGTGAATATGTTAATTCACAAATTTCTCCTTTATTTGGACTATGTAAAGATAATACACCAGATCTTTTAGAACCAACAAATTTGTTATGATAATGCCAATAGTCTGTACGTGAAAGACTTGGTAATATTTTTAACATAAATCCTGTATTCTCATGTTCAGTAATATATTCTATTTTCTTTTTGTGATGAAGATGTCCTGTAAATAATGTTCTATGGAATGTTTTACCCCACTCTCTAGGGTACTCCATGGAATATAACATTAATGAATTTTTAGTATTAACATCACCATGTTCAAAAGCAAAGAAATTATTTTCATATACATATACTTTTCTTTCTAAATATACTACATCCCAAAGTATTTTATTATTGTCAAAACATTTAGACAAAGCATGCGCTAAATGAAATGATGATAATCTATCATGATTACCTGGTATATATACAATTTGTAATTCATCACAAAATTGTTTTAAATAATTGATACTCCATTGTAATGCATCAAATGCTTGCATATAAGCTTCTGTAGCTGTCTTACAGTTATCCAATGGTGTTCCACTAGTGGTACTACCACTCCATGTATCCATATTAATTACATCTCCTCCTACAACGTAATACAATTTTTCTAAGTGATGTGATGAAGATGCTCTTTGAATTAAATCTTTAATTGTTTCCTCAAAACATTTATCAATAGTATCATTACCTTCTTTACCAAAATGTATATCCTGTAATGACAAAACTCCAGCTGTTTTAATTTTACCTGGAGTTTCTATTCTTTTTACTTCTTTGTATGGTTTTGGTTTAAAACTTCTTAATAACTCATCAACATTTTCTATTTCATTGTCTTTTAATCTGGTCACCATTGCAGAAACTCTCCAATGATCTCCCATTTGTTTATTCCAATAACTAGATAATTTCCATTGCGTAATATCAATGTTTAATATATCAATTATTTCTTCTGGTGATTTAGGTTCTGAAGAAGATATAGTTTCTAATCTTGCTTCTCCTTTTTCTAAGTTACATTCATATGACGTCTCTGATCCCATGAGTTGTTCAGCTTTTATAATATCTTTAAGCCTATCATAATCTTCTACTGTTAAATTTAACTTTTCTGCACAGTAATCAGAACTTTTTTTCCATCTAAGTGATACTTTAATTTTTTCAAATAGTGAATCCATTTATAATAATTTTTGATTAATATATTACAAAGATATAATATTTTTTAATATAAAAGAAAAGATCCTGTTTTCACAGGATCCCCTCAGCAAACAAGCAATGAAACCAAGAAACATTACTCTTTCGCTATATAGTTGTTGTACAATATGTTTCTACAGATCCGTATAGTGTTCCACCTACATTAGAATCTACTTGAAATTTATAAGATGTATTAGGTATTAAACCTGTTACAGTAAATGTTACTGTTGTACTAGCAATACCTGTACCACCTGGTGCTGCAGTATAAGCTGCTGCTGTTGCTAATTTATATTTTACATTTAAAGTTGTTGCTGTTAAAGGTACGCCAGCCCATCCTAAAGTTACTGTTGTAGATGTCTTACTAATAATATATAAATATTGTACTGATTTAGTTGCAGCATCTGGATCTTTTAGAAATAGAGCTACTCTTTGCATTATTGCGGATAGTCTTTCTCCTTTAGCTATTGTAAAAATATTATTATTAGTATCTTTAACTTCAATAGTATCTTGACACCAAGTAATACATTCCATACATAAACATTCTGCACAATTTTCAACATTAACACCGGTACATTGTGAATATGCACAAGGTGTAGTTAGAGCTGTATCTTTACATGCACAAGGTGTTGATTTACAATTACTAGAATTACAATTACATCCCATTTTATTTTATTTTATTTATTAACATATTGTTGCATTTTTCCAATAAGGATATGTTCTAGAATATTGAGCTACAGGTTGACCTACACTTCCAGTACTTCTAGCATACCATCTATTATGAATTAGTTCTAACCTATAGTCTTGATCTATTGCACCTTGAGAAGTTGTATAACATCTAACTAATCCATCAAATTGAATTCCTGTTGAGTTATATAAAGCTGTTGTTGTACTACCAGCATTAGTACATGCTCCTGTAGAAGTATTATCAAGAATATCTGCTACTCCATACACAACTAACTCTCCTCCCATTTGTGATGATGTTCCTACAACAGGGCATACATTTGCGTCAGCAGCTTGATCTATACAAGTTAACTTTTTTAATTCACTTGTAAATGGATCATTCAAGTTACCAGCAAAAGGGAAATATTTATCCATATAAGGTACAACTTGAATATTTAAATCTGATAGTGGTGCTATGTTATTAACATTATCAGTAATGACAGTTGCATTATAAGGGTTAGCATTTGTAATTAAATTATCTTTCCAATTAGTAATATTTTCTACATTTAAATAGTTGGCAGTAAATCTATAAGCATTATATTCATTTTCAACTAATGCTGCCGTTGTAGCATTATTTGTAGCATTTATAGCTAATATTAATTGTCTTATTAAAGCTTTATCAGTTCCATCTGTACCATCATGATAACCAGCTGAAGCATCAGTTTCTTTTGCTATTACATAATGACCATCAAGTCTGAATATTGCATTATTAAGAATTGGGTAAGTTGTGTTAAGTATTACCCTATCTAAACCTGCCCATGTAGATGGCCCCTTAAACGTTCCTGCATCCCCTGCAGTATTTCTATTATTATCTACAAGAATATTCATACTATCATCATAATCAGCTTTAAATCTATTAGTTGGAGCATTTGGTGCATCTGATGCAGATGCTGTAGTATATAAACCTAAAGATTTATATTTTGATGATGTACAAGACTCTTGAAATGCTTGATTAGTAAATGAGAATATCATAACGTGTTTTGCAAGTGTAGATGGAAGATTATTCCACCAACCAGTTGGTGAAGTAGAAGATGTATATATTTGTTGAACAGTTTCCCAACCAGCTGTTAATGTAGTACCATCTCCTCTTAGAGCTATTATCTTATGATGAGATAAATATGCACTAGCACTTCCAGATGGTATTTTTGCAATATCAAAACCACAATTATTTACAGGAAGTATATATAATTTACCATTGTAACTACCACATCTTGTGTTAATATTACTATGAACTGCCGTCATTGCATTTTTAATTGCAACACCTTCAGCTAGAGTATAACTATCTGTATCTATAAATACTACAATATCAGTATCCATATGTTCTGGATAAAATCCTCTTGTGAATGAATTTATATAATTACCACTATTTTTAGCTCCTATAGTTAATTTAGTAGATGCAGAATCTGTACTTGTAAATTGACCTGATGGTAAAGGAGAATAATTAAATTGTTGTGTCTGATTGAAGAGAATATTTGGTGTATATGTTACTATTCCGTATGATGCAGAAGTATTTGTATATATTAAACTATTAGCAGAAACCGCATTACCATAAGCAATTTGATAATTGTAATTTGTAATAAATGAAGTTTCTGCAGTTGATTTAGGACAGTATGTTGTCCATCCTTGTTGACTTATATTAATTTCGTCACCTACACAAGAAAAATATACTTGTGGAACAAGATTATTAAGAGTTCCATTAGTGTCAACTTCTGTATATACATAACTTGGTATACCTGTTGTATTAGTTATAGCATCAATATATCTCCATCCATCTCCAAGTGTTGTACTAGTATTTATAGGAGCGGTTGTTTTATTATTTGTTAGTAATGATTTTGCCGGATTATTATAATCAATTGAAACACCATTTGCATTTATTTTTCCTATAGCACATGGTGTTAATGATTGTGACCATATAGTATTGTTTTTTAAAACTCCAGAAACTGTTCCATCTACAGTTGTATATCCAGCTATATAAATGTCTCCCATACTTACACCAGGATTTAATACATTATCACAAAGAATTGTTGTAAATGATCCTGATGTAGAATATTGTAAATCAGTAGGTGTTGTTTTATATGCTGCATGTAATACTACATTATCTACACAAGCTCCTGCTCCTTGTGTATAAAATGATTGTTGTGGACACACATGGTCAAAAATATTTTCTTGAGTTAATCCATAACTTATTTGAATTATATATGAAGATCCTTGTAAAAGGTTTGTAAAACTTCCTGTCCATGCAGAACCTGGATTAGCTTTAATTTGACTTACAATTACAGATCCTTTAGCATTTAATAATTGTATTTCTGCTGAATATTCTGCTGATAGATATTGAGCATTTACTGTCCATGATATAGATGTTAATCCAGGAGTTCCTAATATTAAAAGTGGACAAATATTATTGCTTTTTACAGTTTTAACTATAGTATTAGCACATTCTGTTCCTTGACCATTTGTAAAGCAATATTGAACTTGAGTCTCAAAAAACTCACTTGCTGGATTTAATGAAGATATTGCAAGTTGTGTACCTAATACACTATGTTGTAATTGATGTATTTGTTTGTAAAATATTTGTGAACTTCCATATGAGTCAGTTACTGTAATTTTAGATCCTTGTGATCTATCACAATCATAAAAAGTTGATGGAATAGTACATGAACTAAAATTAATATTTAGTGAAGCTGTATTTCCTGGCTCACCAATTGCATTTACAAAAACCCCATAAACAATATCCTTACATGCGGTTGGTATAACATCAGCAATTAATGATTGAACTGCCGCTCTCATATCATTAATAACTATCCATGCATTTGTAAATGATTGAGCTAAATTAGAAGGAGAATTCATAAAACCATTATATGTACTTAAAGTTCCAGGTCCATTTAATCTTTTTGAACTAGCCATTGATGCACCTTGATAACCTATTGAAGCTGCTAGATCAGCTTGGGGTCCTGTACTTGATTGTAATCCACAAAATGCTCTTTCAACTTGTGTTAGTGCTGTACTTAAATCTGTTAGTCGTCCTGGTGTTCCTACACATGTAGTTAATATTTGTTTTTCTGTAGGATTTATTTTTCTTCTTTTTTCTGTATTTTCTAATGAAACAATTCTTCCTTCATGATTTCCTACTTGTCCTTGTAAAGTTGTTACAGCATTTATTGTCTCTACTAGTCTTGTTCCTAGTAATGTTCCATATTTTTGTAAAGGTAATGCTCTAACTATTGATGCTGTATTTGGATCTTGATATTGTAATACATCTGGTAATAAAACCGGTGTATTTAAAACATCTTCTGAACCAAATGTAGATTGATTTAATTTACGTGCTTGAACTATATTCTCTATTATAAGATTAGTTAGATCTGTTTGATTATTTACACTACGTGCTGCTTGACCTTCACTATTTTCAAGACCTTTTTGATCTACTCTAGCCATCATCATAGTATTATTATTTCCGCCTGGTGCACGAGAAAGTTCTGATAATTCTTCACATAGTTTAGCAATTACATCACTTATTGTATCTCCTTTACATAGATCAATACAAGGAAGATCTGGACCTTGCCAAATCACACAATTGGATGAAATATTATCACACCCTCCTGTTTTATTAGAGTTCAAAGGAATCATAGTTTATATTTATTATTGCTATACATTATAATATACAAAGTATTTATTGTTTTTACAATTATTTTTTAATTAAATTTATTATATTTTTTAAGGTATACAAGGATCACTCAATGTGGTTAGTCCAACCTGCCAGTATGTATCACTATTACAATTTAACGTTTTATTTGGACTACCATTTGATGTAGTTTTATATTCTATTGAGTTAGGATCAACATAATCTGTAGTACCAAGGATACCATCCCAAGCCTCTATGCCAATCTGAGATGCAACGTCATCTATCCTATTTGCATGCGCATTAAAATAAGGCCCACCAATAACTTGTTTTAAACTACCGGCAAATACCAATCCAATTATTTTTCTAACACCACCATAATCAGCTATTAATGCTGATCCAGAATCACCTCCCATTACAGGGTCTTGACATATGGCGAATGTAGGAATAGGATATGAAGAACCACCAAAAGTGCCTGCTACTTTCACGTAAGTAATTTGATTTTGCATCTCAACTGTAGTGGGAACACCTTGTTTCATATAATCAATATAAAAAGTAGCTCCAATAGCCCACACTCTCAAGTCACAATTATCCAATCCACCTTTTGGACCTGAGGTTCTACCAGAACTATATAACACTGGGTTAGTAGTCAGTAAATTATCCAAGTCTGCTGTCGTTGCAAAAGGTAAGGGATCTGTGTATGCCTCTCCAATTTGCTCCACAGATGTAGCGTCAACATCACTTTGGTTTATTGAAAATATTGAACAATCAACTTGATTAGGAGAAGATGCTGTTATAGGTACATATCTTAGTACTTTACCTATAATATCCCCACTAACAACTGGAATCTCCCCATTCTGATATACACTATCTATTGGAGTATACTCATTTTTTATAGGTGGGGCTAAATTTCTTTCATCTGTATAAAACGCATCCTGAATCAAAACGTGGTTATTTGATACACCAACTATAGCCCCACTGTCAGTGTGTTTAGCTATAAATCCAAATGTGCCCACCATACCAATCATATTAGTTGAAGTAACTGATAATCCACCTTTCAGTGGTCTTACCACACCTCTATTTCCAACTCCATTACTACTACTAGAAGTGCAATCACACGCTATTAGTTCGGCTTTACCCATAACAAATACATCTGTTTTTATATCTGTACTATCAATAGTTATTATATTTGGAATAATTTCTTCAGTGGATAATTCTGATAATGGTTTTTTCTCTTCAACTCCATAAATTATAGCTAGTTCGCCAGTTGGAGTGCCATTAGTAGTTTTACGCCCATAAGCTATGTAGTTTACACCAGCACCAGCCTCTTTAAACAGTTCTTTTATTTTTATTTTTATATCTTCCATAATTATAGTTTGTTAAATTTAGTCCATATTGTATTTACAATATAAGTACAAGAACCATCATCACAACATGCTAAGGGATCCTGATTAGTTGCAGTAGGATCTGTACATCCCCAAGTATAACAACAACTTCCGTCATCAGTAATAGCTGTCACATCATAGTTACAAGCAGTTGGATCCGTACAGCCAACACCACAGTTATTACTAAAGTATTGTTGTGAGTTTATTTGGCCATTAGCTACTGTCCAATTAGCAGTAGAGTAAGCAACATCATCTACATGTATACAAGTTAGATTAGGGTTATTGGTACTTTTAAAGGGTATTCCTGACCAATACGCTTGAGGAACAAAGTTGTAGTTATTGCCATTTCTTACATCCAAGTATGTGAGTTGATTATTTTTACAAATCAATTGAGTCATAGAAGTACAATAACTTACATCCAAGCTGGTGATTTGATTATCATTACACACCAAATAAAGTATACCAGTATTATACTGTACATCAAGGCTGGTGAGTTGATTCTCACTACAAATAAAAAGCGCTAAAGCAGTATTTTGACTTAAATCTAGGCTTTGGAGTTGATTAACATGACACCAGAAAACAAATAAAGCAGTATTTTGACTTACATTAAGACTTGTGAGTTGATTAAAAGAACAAATGAATTCAGTTAAAGCAGTATTAGTGCTTACATCAAGGCTTTGGAGTTGATTATTATCACACCAAAACTTAGTTAAAGCAGTAAGACCACTTAGATTAAGGCTGGTGAGTTGATTACCATTTAACAACACCCGAATTAAAGCAGTATTTTGACTTAGATCTACGCTGGTGATTTGATTATCATAACAATCCAAATATTTTAAAGCAGTGAAACACTCTATACCTTGCAAACTGCTAATATTTTTAGAAAATAAATCAGTTAGATACGTAATAGTGTTAACTTTACATATCTCAATTTGATCAAAGTTACCATCATTGTTCGCATCCACAAAATCACCTGCAGTAATGTTACATGTTGATATAGGTGTACCTCCCATATACCAACAAGAGTGGTTTATTAAAGCATTTCTAAAGTTTATATCTGGGATAGTGCAATATGCAATTCCACTGCATAAATTAATATCATGTATTATAGTCGGAGAAGGATCATAATTCGCGTAGCAAGGATCACCACACCCATATGTAAAAGAAATAGGATCATAAGTACATGAGCCATCATCACAAGTTGCTGATGAGTTATAATTGTTTGCTGTAACATTTGTACAACCTAAAAGACCAGAACAAGATCCATCATCACAAGTAGCTAATGGGTTATAATTACATGCTGTAACATCTGTACAACCATCTGGATAAGTACAAGATCCATCATCACATGTTGCTGCTACTACATAGTTACATGCTGTAGCATCTGTACAACCATAAACTGTATTACAAGATCCATCATCATAAGTAGCTAAAGGATCATAATTACAAGCTGCAGGATCCATACAACCACAGAGTGGATTACAGTTATTACTAAAGAAGTGTTGTGAGTCAAAAGCAAAATAATTAGGGTCTGTCCAATTAGCAGTTGACCAAGTGGCATCATCTACACTTATACAAGTTAGATTAGGGTTGCCATAAGCATAAAAATTTGAAAAGTTGGTATTATTGCCATTTCTTACATCAAGGCTAGTGAGTTGATTATAACCACAATGCAAAGTAGTTAAAGCAGTATTTTGACTTACATCTAAGCTGGTGAGTTGATTATCCCAACAATACAAAGTAGTTAAAGCAGTATTTTGACTTAGATTAAGGCTGGTGAGTTGATTTTGATAACAAATCAAATAAGTTAAAGCAGTAAAAGCTTCTATTCCTGTTAAATCAGCAATATTTTGACTATTTACATCTAAAGAAGTTACAGTATTAAGAACTGTAGTAAGAACATATTCACCACTAGTGCTTGATGCTCCATTATAATCTACCCAGTCATTAGTAGTAATCGTTGTAGTGGCTACAAGTGCTGCTCTAAAGTTTGCGTCTGGGATATAAGTTAAACCTGAAAGAGGTATATAACAACTACCATCATCAGTATTGGCAGCAAAACTATAATTAGGTGATAAAGGATCTGTACAACCGCCAACAATATTTATTAATACAAATGCTGAGTCAGTAACTGTACAACCATTACAGTCAGTAACAGTTACAGCAATAGGTCCTAAAGATAAACCTGTTGCAGGATTAGTTGTTTGTGCAAGAGCATCTGACCATACATAAGTATAAGGAGCCGTTCCTCCAGTAACTGTTGCAAGTACTGCACCATTGGCGTTTCCTGGGGTAGCGTCTCTAACTTCTAATGATATTGATAGTTGAGTAGGTTGAATAATTGTTACGGATCCAGTCGTAGTACAAACAGAAGTTGTAGGGTCTCCAACAGTGCCTGGGTTACTGTAAATTGTATAAGTATAAGTTCCAGCAGCTAAACCAACAGCTGTAGAAGAAGTTTGCCCATCTGACCATAACCAGTAGTCATTACCAAATGAACTTACAACGTAAGCAGTTGCAGAACCATCAAAAGCACCAAAACAACTTACATGATTATTTACTTGAACTGTTGATCCATAACAACTATTTGATCCATCACAAGGCAATATAGTAATTGTTGAAGTTTGAGTAGTTGCACACTGCCCTGCATCAGGAGTAAATGTGTAAGTAGTACTTGTACCAGGTAATGCTGTATTATTATAAGCAGGTGACCAAGTTCCTGTAATTCCATTGTTACTTGTAGTTGGAAGTGATAGAGGATATTGGTAGCATACATCAGTATAGAAAGTAAAGTCTGGAGTAATAACTAGAGTAACTGTTATTGTTACTGTTGTTATACAATTGTTGCTATTCATATAGGTAATAACACTTGTACCAGCACTAACTCCTGTTACTACACCTGCATTAGTTACTGTTGCTACTGTTGGTGTTGCTGAAGACCAAGGTGTTGTTGGATGAGCTGTTGCCGAACCTGTTAATGTTGTTGTTAAACCAATACAAACTATTGCTGTGCCTGTAATAGTTGGAAGTGGATTTACAGTTAGATTTAAAGTTGCAGTATTACAACCCACAATATTAGTAACATTAGTTTGAGCAGTAGTATATGTTAAACCAGTACCTAAAGGTAAAGGCCAAATATAAGAATCTCCATCACAAATAGAAGTAGTTACATCTCCATTAGTTGTTGGAGGATCTATACTAATATTCATTGTTGTCGTTAGCCCACATAACCCTGAATTTGCTGTAAAGGTATAAGGTGTTGTTCCTAAAATTGCGGTTGATATTGTTGTTGGGTTCCATGTTCCTGGAATACCATTGGTGGAAGTTGCAGGTAATGCTGGTGCTACACTATTTTGACACAATGGCCCAATAGGTATAAATGGAGGTAGATCTGGTGCAATTCCTGTATTATCCCAAACACAAGTAGTGTTATTAAAGACAAAAGTATCCCAACAATTAACTACTGGTGGCTGTACCGGTTGAGTCCCTGTTACATCATAAACACAAGATGTTGCATTCCAAGTAGCTATTTCATAGCAAGCTATTATTGGAGGAGGACCTTGTACAATACAAGAACCATCATCAAATGTAGCTGCAGGGTCAAAGTTACAAGCAGTAGGATCAATACAACCAGGTATACCGTAAATACAAGAACGATCATCACAAGTTGCAGCAGGATCATAGTTAGTAGCAGCAGGATCAGTACAACCATCAATACAACAAGTACCATCATCACAAGTTGCAAATGGATTATAATTAGATGCCAATGGATTTTGACAACAACCAGCTGTTATAGGAAAAGGAGGGCCACTACAAGGATTACAGGTATAAGTACAAGAACCATCATCACAAGTTGCAGCAGGATTATAATTAGATGCTGTAGGATCAGTACAGCCGTCAATACAACAAGAACCATCATCTACAATACTGGTGCCATTATAAGGAGGAAGATAAGCTTCTGGTGGAAAAGGTACGTAATTAGATGCAGTAGGATCAGTACAACCTAACCAAGTACAAGAGTTATCACCACACATTATTGAAGGATTGTAGTTAGATGCAGTTGGTTCCATACATCCATATGAAAGTGGAATAGTATAAGTTGTTGCAATGCAACCTGTTATATTATCTACAACCGTAATTATTGGTGGATATACACAATTAATAAATATAATTACGTCTCCTTCATTATATGTATTACCATTATATGATGCAGTTACTGTTACTTGACTAACTGGTAAAGGTATACTATTATATATCATACTATAAGTACCTATAGTATAATATCCTCCATTTACTATACCAAGGGTAGGATCAGTTGCTGTTAAAGTAGTTGATGTTAGTTGTTGAACATAAGCACTATCACAGTAATCACAAGAACCATCATCCGTATTAGCTGCAGGATTGTAGTTACTAGCTAGTGGATCAGTACAACCTAGTATTTCAGGTACACAACAAGCTAGACAAGGACATGTTGCAGCAGGATCATAGTTAGTTGCTGAAGCATCCATACAACCGTATACACATACAATTAGTTCAACAGTAATTACACTAGTACAACCTGCAGCATCTGTAACTGTTAATATATATGTACCATCAGCAAGATTACTTATAGATGCTGTAGTTGCTGTATATCCATTTGGTCCTGTCCAAGAGTAAATATAAGGTGGTGTTATAGGATTTGTTATAGTTACTGTAATACTTCCATCATTTGCACCACTAGAAGTTACATTAATATGTGATTCAGTAATAATAGGATATATAATACAATAGTTACAAGTTCCATCATCTATATTTGCAAATGCATTATAGTTAGTTGCAAGAGGATCAGTACATCCAGGAACAAGTGGACAATCACCTGTAGTAAATGAATCACAAATAGGAGAATATATAATATCATCTAAACATCCATTTATATCTGGATTAGGATTCATATAAGCTCTCCAGTAATATGTTGTAAATGGTGCTAAGTTTGTTGGTGTTTCTGTTATTACAGTATTAACAACACCATTTCCAGGATATGAAGTTAATAATCCTGGTACCATTAGATTTGTTATTTGTCCACCAGTAGTTATATTACCTATTGTTAGATTAGAATTAGTTCCATATATAACACCCCAAGTACCTGTTGTTCCATTAGTTATTGATGTTTGTAAATTTCCTAATGAAGTATATGCATACTTTAGATTAAATTGACAACTACTAATACATATAGCTGAAAAACATTCTATAATAGGGCATGCAGAAGGTGTAGTAAACATTTGTATTGCATTCCAACACGAAATTAATGTACCACAAGTAGCTCTTACTTGAAATTCATATTCTGTATCATAATTAAGACCTGTAATAATATAATATAAATTAGCAGTATTAACTGTTGTCCATGTAGTAGTACCCACAATTCTATACCTTAACTCATATGTTACTGTTGTTTCTGTTGTATTTGTTTCTGACCAAGTAACATATGCCTTAAATGTATTTATACCTATATCAGTTTTTATTGTAACATATGAATTACCTGGTGCATTACATGTACATTGTGGAGCTGGTGTTATACATACTGGATCTGGGCATAGTTCTGTAACTGTTATTAAAAGTCTTTGTTGAGCACAATTTCCTGATGTAGTAAAACATTCACATAGTTGTGCAGTATGTTCTGTATTAATTGATGCATTAGAAATTACATGAGTATATCGTCCAATTTCATTTGTTTTACCAACATCTTTACCATCTAAATATATTTGATAATCTTTTATTGCTGTACCATTTTGATTTACTACATCAAAAATTAAACATTCATTATCTTTACATTCATATAGAGATAATGAAAAAAATGAATTTAAATCAGAAGCAAAAGTACTTTCTGTAAAAGTATCAGATGTATAATTACCACTCCACCCATAGTTATCTAAACCTCCATATCCAAAAGGATGTAGAGTTACAGTATTTACTTCATTCCAATATAGATTTGATCCTGGTAATTCAATAGCCGCTATTGATGTATTTGCCATTAAATTTATTGGTGCTGTACCTGTTAAAAATGTACCGTCTTTTGTAGGTCTGTTACCACTTGATATTGCACCAATTGCATGTAATGGGAATGCTCTTTGAGGTTGGTATATGTTTACTGGTCTACTTGTGTATAAAAAACAATTTAAAGAATGATTACATGATTTAGAGATCCATGTATTATATGTATCTATATATTTATTATAATCTGCTTTCCATGCTGGAGATATATTACCCCCAATAGTAGCAACATTCCAATCGTTAGCACTTCCATTTGTATTTCCTCTATTATGATAGCATGCATAATTTATATCATTAGATACACTTGCAAAAGGTACTTCTGTTTCATCTGCAAAACAAATTATTAATACTTGTTCTGTTGTTGCAACTGGTGGAGGACCATTCCAAGTTACAGTAGTACCTTGTGGAACAAGACCATCAGGACCAATCCATGTTGTACATGTTGTACCATTTATATAATTATCATAAAATGGATTGCTACAATCACTATTTTGAAACCAATCTTTTATTTTTAACGTATAACTCATGTCATAAGCAGTATTACCATGACACCCACATTCACCAGTTGCTCCATTTGATGGAGCATAACATCCACCATAACAACTATTAGGTGGATTACAAACAGGATCAGCATTATAAGGATCTGGAAGAGCAGTATTACAATTAGTTCCTGCATTATTAAATTGTCCTGTAATTGCAGTTGTTGCCCAATCTAACCATCTTTCACCTGCTACAATAGTATGGTAATGAGAACCAACAAAACCTTGAGTAGCAAGAGTTTGCATCCATAATTCTGTTGCAGTATATATATCTATAGTAGGATTTAATCCTAATGATGTTCCATCATAAAAGAAATATACTGTAAGATTGCCTTTTTCTATTAGTCCGCATAAAGGATCTACCCAGCTTGGATAGGTTCCTGCTTCAGGTAATATAGTTGGATCTATAGGTTTATATACTGTTCTGTCAATTTTAAAACCTAAATATTCTTTTTCTTTTTTATCTTCCCAAAAACATAAATATTTTTTTGTAACTATTTTATCTAATGTAGTTTCACACGGACTAGTCATTCCAAATCTCATTGCTTGAAACTTTTTATAAACACTATCAGAAAATATTGCTTCTATTTCTATTCTTTTAATATCTGAGTCAGTAAGAAATTCAATAGGATTATATTCTCCATAAGCTACATCACAAGGTGGTGGATATATACATGAACCATCATCACATGTTACACTTGAATTATAATTTATAGCTGTTGAGTCTGTACAACCACATGGTAATTGACAATCTATTATTGGTGTATATTCACATTTACCTGCATATACTTGTACAAGATATTCTAAACAATTACCAGGAAATGTTAGTGTTGTACCTGCTATAATATAAGATATACTATTATTAACAGCTTGAAAATTAAGTTCTCCATTTGCATCTGTAGTTAATAAAGTTGAAGGTATATTAATTGGTATACCATTTAAATCTGTAGATATTGGATAATTAGGTAATGGTAAACCAGTAGATATATCTATTACTTGAAGAGTAACACAATTTTCATTTTGACAAGGAACAGTATTAGTAACTGCATTTGATAATTGATAATTTATAACATTATTAAACATACCTGGCCAGTCAGGTATAGTATTAGGAACAGATAAACCTGGTAAAGAAGTGGCTACTTGACTTGAAATTTGAAATTGTGTACCAGGAAAATTAAATGGATATGTTACATTAAATGCATCTAACTTACCATAATTAAGTGCATATGGGTTAGCCGTTTCTAATCTTCTTATATTAGGATTCATTCCAGGTGGTGCATTCCAAACAGGAATACATGTAGTAATATCATTACACCATAAAGAACTTGCAGGAGCCGAACCAGTAGTCCAATCAGAAAAATAATTTACTGCATTAACTGGGAACATACCAGTACCATCTGTACTATGTATAGCTGCTGATACATGTAATGCATAACTATTATGTTGAGGTTGGTTGGATGAAGTATTATTAAACAAAGATGGCCATAAAACAACATCAACACCTCCTGATGCTATATGTGATGCAAGTAGTGCTGTTGCAGTAATATGGTCATTTTTCCAATTTTCTGTATTACCATCTATTATAGATGACTCAATACCTTCACATTGACCATTAAACTCTATACCATTAGGATATGTAATTCCATTTACTGTAATATTTGCAACTGCCTGTTTTCCATGATAAGTACAAGCAGATTCATCATTAAATATTAAAATTAAAATTTTATCACTAGAATTAGGAATAGGTGGTAAACCTAATGATGTAATAGACGCACCTGTATTTGTAGTGCTAGTTGTTTGTCCTACAGGCATATGAGAATAAAAGTCATCTACAGTACTATCATTATGTGACCATAAATGAATATCTCCAACAATACCAGTTGCACTATTACCCGTTCCCCAGTCTTCCCATGCAGTAGTATCAGCAGATCTATTAGCTGTTATTGGACCACCACCATTTAGATTAACACCACCATTATTTATTATTCCGTTAAAGCAAGATGATACCCAATCTAACCATCTAGCACCACCACCTCCAATTATTGTATGATAATCTTGTCCAGTAAATGTAAATGGAGCAAGCCATTGTTTAAATGCAGCGTATTGATTTTGAATATCAACTTGATCATAATTATGTCCTTTATAATAAACATATATTTTATCAAAGTTTAATGTAGTAGGACTTTGACCATAACAACCTTGATACCAATCTGGTGGATCTTCAGATGTAGAAGCATCATACGTTTCTACTATACCAATATCACAAATCCAATGATATGTTTGAGTATTCCAAGTAGTTGGATTTGATCCTGTTGCGTTTATTGTATATGTATAACTTAATCCATTATTAACATATGTATCATATAAAGCATAATTAGTTTGAAAAAGTCCATCAGCTACTATAATATGACTAACTTTATCTCCCCAAGCTAATAAAATTTCTAATGAACCATCTGCTTGACATGTTATATCATGATTAAAATGGCATTTAGAACTTGTAGTATTCAAAGATGCATAATTAGGATAACAGAATTCTGGAGATAGTGCCATTTATCTTGCTGTTGTAGGAGGTATAGTTATTTGTCTAGAGTTATTTTGAACATCGTTAGATGTTGTTGTAGATGTTTGTTGATGAATTAATTGTTGATTATATATATTAAGACATCCTTTACATACTACACTATTATTTTGTGCTACTGCTTTATTACATCCACATCCTATTGGTTTTTTACAATATGTACAATTCATTTGATTTTTATTTTATATTAACAACACTCGTTTGAGCAAGTGATTTTTTCTAATTTCTTTTTTGCAAAATTATATAATTGCATTCCTTCTGCTGGACTTTGACAATATTCTACTTTTGCTTTTGCAGCATCAATCATAAGTTTTATAAAATTCATTTCTCTATATATACTTTGTTGTTTACTATTTGGTTCACATGGAGTAACGTCAAGATCACAAAGTTTTTTGTAATAAGATTTCATTATTCCTGTTATTCTTAGATGATTATATTCTACATACACTCTATCAGTAGGAGCTACAGCGTATCTTATTATATATATTCCATCTGCTATTGCACTTCTACTACTAGATCCTGTTAATGCATTTACATTAGTTGTTGATATAGTATTACCGCATACATCAGTATTAGTAGTTACTACTCCTGATAATGATGTTCCTGTACAACCTATGGTTTGTACACCAAGAGAACATGAGTTTATTGCTAAATCAAATCCTGGTTGTACTTTTATTAAATTTCCTTGATTAAATCCAGGAGGTGTTATTAATAATTCACCACAATCAACATATAAACTATCTGTATATTGACTCGTATCTTTTATTCTAAAAATCTCACAATTTGCTACTGTAGGGATTTCTAAACTAAGTATATGTTTATTTGCCATGTTATATGTATTTAATATAAGAGTACTCTTCAATAATAATATACAAAAAAAAATATAATAAAAAAAGAGTGAGACATTGAAATCTCACTCTTTTTAAATAATATAAATTATATTTACTAGTTTCCTGTATATCCAGGTAAAAAACTTGTAGCCATATCAGTTATAACTCCACCTAACCCTGCTCCAGTAGATAATGCCGCTAATGTAGTTTCCCACGCTGCAACAACACCGTTAGTATAAACTTTAATTAAATACTGATCATTATCAAAAGTTCCAGTTGGATTGTTAAAACGTGGTACAGTATGTAATATATAGTAACAAGTATAACTTGCACTACGTGTAATATTTAAACCACCATCAGCCGGTCCAACTAATTCTATTTCTCTAATTCTAGTTGAATCTAGGTTTCCTTGATTAGTAGGATGTTGCATGTATCTTTGCATTAACATAACATCTCTAAGAACTAATTCACCTTTAGTTTCAGAATCTTTACCAGTTGTTGTAGTAATACCAAGACAAGCACCAGTACATGGATCTCCATCTTCATCTACTTCAGATGCTAATATTTGAAGTGGTTCTTCTTGATAGTAATCTCTAGTATCAAATGAACAGTTACCAAATACAGTTGAAGAACTAGTATCAGTAATAGTCATTCGACCAAGATTACCTGGAATAACTGTAGTATCTGCAGCATAAGCTTCTAATAGTACTATTGCAGCTTGTTGTTTAGCATATCTAGTATTACCGGCTGCGGTAGCAGAATCAGTAATAGTAGTATAGGAACCAGTACTTTGATCGTATTCAACTTTTACATCAATTAATTGACTAAGAATTGGATCAGCTAATAATTGAATTGCCATATCAGCTAAAACTTTAGCAGGATCTTTATGAGTTTGTCCTGCACCTACAGGACAGCAATAACCATCACCACCTAAAATTTTATAAGCATTTCTATTTAATGCTCTTAAAGCTGGAGCACCTTTTAAATCAATTCTAACCGATACATCCGTTGAACATGGAAAACATGTATCATCTGCTACTATTACTACTTCAGCAGTTACAGCAGCTACTACTGGTTGTTTACCAATAAATCTAACATAATTAGGATTTATCATTTTTGATTTCCATGATTCTGCATATCCACCGTGAAATCTATTTCCACCTAAGATGTCATTTGCAGCACCAGCTACACCAGTAGCACTTCCAAGGGGAGACCCCATAGCAAAGATTACATTTGTAGTACCAGCAGTAAGAGCTGCGTCAGTTACAACATTGTAAGTTTGTGCGTTCAAGAATGCGCCCTGTAAAGCTGGTAATGCAGCAGAATTTGTACCAGAACTTTCTACTGCAAAGGTTGCAGGGGCGTATGATTGTTGAAACGCGTGATTAAAATAACCCATTTTTTTAATGCCCCTTTATGTATTCAGAGGACTTTTTTTAATTAATAAAAGTGTCCATTTTTTTAATGTATTATCTGGACTTAGTATTTAATGATAATACATGTATAATATAAGAATTTTATTTTTTATATCATAATTTTTAATTGTTTCTTTCTGCAGATTGCATTTCTCTACTATAATTATTTGCATCAGCAATATCTCCAGCAATAATTGCTGCAGCTTCATCAATAAATAATTCTACAAGATCATCTTTAAATTCACATAATATATCTACTGCAGATGTTAGTCCTGTATATGGATCTATACAACCTTGAATCTGTATTAATGTAGGTTGTCTATAATATATAAGAGTTGGATTAACAATAGTAAAATCTTCTTTATATATTTTTAATACATTATTTGCTATTGTACAAACTGTTTCACCCCATTCAAAATTAGGATTCTTTAATGGATTTCTTAATAAAAGATCAATATTTGCTTCTTCTGTTAAATAACATGTCATTGATCTAGGTTCAGGACAACATTCTGAAGTAGCTTCTAAACTAACTCTTTTATATTCTAAGTATTCTGTAACACCTGGAAAGTTAGTTGATGCAACATGATTACCATTATCTGTTGTAGTTAAAGGTAAATTAGTCAATAATACTTGTAAGTCATCAATACGCTTAGTAGAATTTTCATCACCTTCTTGAAACATATTATTACCATGTAAATTTCTTCTACACCATTCAACTTGTGCTTTATTAAAAGCTTCTACCATTTGCCAGCATTCTATATTATCATAGTCATTACTAGCTATTTTGTTGAGTCTTTGTCTAAATTTTATTTGAATAGTTTGATTTAACATAGTTACGACTGCCAGTAGTTTTTAACTTTATTAACTAATCTATCAATAATTTCTTCATTTAAAGGATTTTTAAAGTATTCTAAAACTTCTTCAGTAGTTTTACCTAATTTAATTTTAGTATCAGACTCTATAATCCACCCTTTATTATCATTTGTAATAAATTGATAATATGATGCATCTTTTATAACTGTTCTGAGAGTTAAGTTTTCCATACTTTCATTAGATATTGTTGTAAATATTATTGCAGCTTTAGTTTTTGATTTTTCATCTCCTTCACCATTTATATATTTATCCATATCTTCATATAATATATCAATAGGTGTACTTTTAATATATTGGTAACTATTTGCATCTATTAATTTAGTTACATAAAATAACTTATCTTGATTTTCATCATATAATTTTTGTAGCATTGATAATGCTGTATTTTTTAATTTAGAACTTTTAGTTTTTGTAACAACTGTTTTTTTAATTTGATCCAAATAAAATCTACAGTTTGCTTTCATTTGTGCCGTTTCATAATCTTTTGCTACAATAGAAAAGCCTCCTGCTTTAATTGCATAAAGTTTTATAAGATCATATGGATCTTTAGCAGGATCTAAAAAGTATGGATCATTTCCTACTTTGATATGTATTTTACTCCAAAAAATATGATTATCTGGTCTTAATACTTGAACCTTATTCCAAAATTCTGGATCATCTTCATCAATAACATTTGCTGCTAATTCTTTTTCAAGTTGAATTACAACCGTTCTAATTTCTTTAATTTTTGCTTTTTTTTCATTATCAGGTAATAGTTTTACATCAGGAGAAAATTCATTTAATCCTGTTATATATCTTTTAATACCATTTAATTCTAAACATGCAAGATCTTCCATATGATATACACCATCATGCAATGTCATGCCATATTTTTCTAAACCCATATTTTCTTTTCTATCATCAAAGAAAGGACGTATAGCTATTTTTTGATCTTTACCTTTTTGGTACTTTTCATTAATTGTAAAATCTTTTGTTGTTGTACTCATAATTTTTTTTTGGTTTTTATTAATATTGGTTTTAAAGAAAGTGAGAGGAGCACTAGGCTCCTCTTTCTTTCATATTGTTAATTAAGATTAGAATGAACCTCCTGTTATAGGATTTTTCATAACAATCTTAAGAACTTTAGTAGGATCTTTCACCCAAATAGCTGGCATTGTTTGTGTCATCATTACACGGTATCCATTAAAGTTACCTGATGAAGCAAATCCTTGACTACGTCCCATATAATCCATAGTACCATTTTGGTAGAACCATTTTAATTGATTATCCCAAGATAATTTTAATAAGAAGATATTATCTTGAACATTATCAGTTACATCAAATATAATGAAACTATAAGAAGATAAAGGTCTTCCATCTACTAGTGGATTCTCAATGTCATTAGTATGTAAGTTATCAAACGCTGGGTTTAATACAAATTGTACATTAGCTAAAAACGGAATAATGTACGAAGTAAATGCATATCCAAAACCTAAGTCCATTGGATTACCTTTAACAATTCCCATTTGATCAGCATTATAAACTGCACCACTTAATCCAGAAGCTAATCCAGATGCTTCAGCTCTAATAGCTTCATTGATAAGTTTCATTCCACCAATTCCTGTTTGTACTACTAAAGTACGTCCTGGATCTGGTCCTTGTAATTCAACTTTTCCTTGATAGAAATTGTAAAGTTCATTTTTAAACATATCAAGATCAAAAGAAGCTTTGTTATATACTCTTTTGAATGAGTTATCTAATTGTTTCCAAAGACCAACAGAAAGTCTGATGTCATCTGGTCCGTCTTGTTTAACTCTACCACCGTGACCCCACATTAAGTAAGTCTCAATGTCATTTGCTACTTTAGTAAGGTGTGCAGCCTCCATAGAAGTTAAGAAAGTTTTAGAAAGCGTTCCATTATCAAATGCTCTCTTTACATAATCTTTACCCATTGCTGAAACCATACCTTCTAATGTAGAAACTGAAGGATCAAGGTTCTTATCAAAGTTTCTCCATATTTCAGTTACAGGTACAGTACCATCAGCATTCATTCCTCCTTTAAGCATTAAGTCTGCTCTAGAAGAAATAGAATAATGAACGTGTGCTTCTGCTCCTCCTACAAAGTTGTAGAATTCACGGAAACCTGCACTTGTTGCAATGTCAGAAAATCTTTCTCCGTACTCACCTCTTGCAGAACCTTTTCTAAAGAATTTAGTTCCTGGTGCTAAGTATTCTACATCTAAACCTACATTACTTGCATTATTTACAAGTTGTACAGTATAGATATATCCGTTACCTGCTGGTAAAATATCATCAGCTGTGATGTATAATTCAAGTCCATTATACTTATCATAGGTAATAATATCCCCATGACCGAAGGCGCGTTTAGAAAGTTTAATTCTAAAGTTTTGACCATCCAATCCTAGTGGACTGTTTGCTTCAGCTCCTGTAATTTCATCTGTAATAAAGGGTAAGTCAATTGCAATAGGTGTTTGCCATTTGTATTCTCCTCTTGCATTATCCACCATGATAGTATTTTTACCACCGAAAGATGCCATTTGGTATAAAGGCATTTCTACCTTTTGCGTCATTGCCCACAAATCCACTGGACCCATGTCCATTGGTTCTGCATTACCAAGCATATTTGCTAAGTGATATGAATCTACATGTGAACTCGCAGTATAGCTTGTATCTCTTAAGAACAAGCCATTGTTTAAAACTGGTGTTGCCATTTCATTTTCATTTTTTAATTAATAATTATTGTTGTTTTTGGTTTTATTTTTTATTAAAATCTTTTAAATATATTTTCATTATTTCTTTGTATTTTTCTTTTTGTTGGTTCTGATGACATTTTTTCTTCTGTACTTGATGCACTCTTATCTAATTGAGTTGTTTTTAATTTTCTTACAGTTTTTTCTACAGCTATAGTTTCCCCTTTTTGCATTATTTGAGCTTTATAGCTAGTAGGATCAGCAAGTAACCATAATGCTTCAGATACTAAGTCATAATTAGGTTCTACAAACTGATATTTTTCTAGTAAGTGACCTAATAAATTTGTGTTTTGACCACTAATTGATGGATAATTTGGTTGGACTAATCCGTTGTATAAAAGAGATTGAATCTTTCTATCTATTGTAAGATCTCCTATTTTACCACCTTTTAATGTATCATATACATTAGCCATATAATTTTGAGATGCTTGTTCTTGTTGTCTTCTTTTCATATCCTGTTCTTGAAGTTTTGAATTTACAATTTGTTCTTGCATCTTATCTAATTTTGGTTTGAACTTACTTGCCTGTTGCTCAAGTTTACCAAGATCTTTCCAAATTTCTATTTCTTCATCAATTTCTGAATCAGATCCATATCCTGTTGCTCCAAGATATTCTCTAATAATGTGTACTTGATCATTCTCATTTTTAATATCACGTTGGTGTGATTCTTCTACATAAGCTAAAGCTCTAAATAATCCTTTCATATCTTGACCACCATCAGCAACATATTTTGCTGCTATTTGTAATTCTTGTGGTAAGCTATTAAAAAATTGTGCTGGAGTTTCTCTCCTTACTTCATTTGCTTTTTCTTCAAGATTTGCTTGTATTAAATCTTCAAAATCTTTTGTACTGTATTCTTCTAATGGTTTTTCATCATCAAAACCTACTAGTTTATTTTCAGTAATTAATTTATTAACTACATCAGCCATTCCTGATATAGGTTTTCTACCTCTTTTCTTAGAAACATCTTCATTATTTTCTTCAGCTTCTAGATTTAAAAGTTCATCAATTTCCTCTTTAGATATATTTATGTCATCTTCTTTTAAACTAAGATCTGTTGTATTATCCTGTACTTCTGTAACAGATTCATTATTTACATCAGCTAGTTTATTTGTGTCATTCTCATTAAGAAATGACATATCTACTTTTGCATCTCTTGAAAAAACATTTGGTTTTTTTTCTGGTAATGTTATACTACCTGCATCTGGGGCTCCACTAAAAATTTCATCTAAGTTAATATCCACATCATGGACTATTGTTTCTACAGTTTTTTCTATTTCTGTCATAATTTTATTTTTTGGTTTTTTAATTATTACACTAATAATATACAACTTTTTTAAAGATAAACCTTAAAAATTTTGTATATATTTTTTTTTTCAGGAGTATATAGCTAAGTGTTATTTTTTCTTTTCTTTTCTATCTTTTTTATCCTTTTTCTTTTTAGTTTCTATATCATATTTATTCTTATTTTCACGTGCAATTTCAAGATTTGTAGTAGCAACATCACGTTGTGCAGTTATTTTTTCACGTTCTACTGCTAGTTTATCACGTGTTACAGCATTTTTATTTATTAAATCTTCTCTTTTAAAATCCATTTGCTCTCTATATTGGTCTCTTTTTTGCATATCATTCATAGCATCACGGAAATCACTTTCTTGATTTTGATTAACATCACTCTGTGCACCAAATCCAGCAGCTCTAATTTCAGCAACCATAAGATCTTTTCTTCTATCTGCTTCAGCTTCTTGTTGTTTAAAGTCACGTTCTGCTTGTTTTTCTGCAGCTTGAGCTTTAAGTTGTTGCTCTTGCATTTGTTGTTGAGTTTGCATTTCTTGTTTTTTAGCATTTTCTTGTTTAACTTCAGCATCTTTAAGTATGTCTGAAACTTCTGCAATAGAGTCTGCTTTAACAATACTTCCAAGATCATATATAGATGCTCCTGATGTATTATTTTGAAGTGCTAATTGTTTTAACTGATCAAGAGTAGCTCTATGATTTGTTTTAGTTGTACAAAAAATATTAAAATCTCTCATTAATAATTTAGTTCCATTAATAACAAAATTAACTTTTTCTGCTTCAGAATTAATATATGAAAGTCTTACACTTGGATTAGTACTATTATAATATTGTGCAAGATCTGTTCTCATTTGATGAACACGTGGCATAAGTTGATCTGAATGATTTACAAAATAAATTTCAGTTTGTGCATATGATTGGTTCATTGCATTAATTACTCCTGTTGCTGTTTCTTGTGCAATAGGTGAACCTAATCTTTGTGGATTAACACCAATTGCTTCAAAAGCTTGTTGTTTAAAGTGATTAGCTAATTGTATTCTAGACATTAATCTACTTGATTGTTCAAGGTTTAATGTTTGATAATGATTAAAGTTTGTAGCATTTTCTGTATTAGTAATAGATGTATCTAATGGCATCATACCAAAATCTTTCATTGCTACATATGCTTTAGCAAGATTATTCTTACCCCAATCTTCACCCATTGAATGACGTGGTAAAGCATTTTGATCAAACATAATAATAGTACCTAATTCATCTACTAAAATATCTGCTATCTGGTTATTTACCATATTGTATCCAACTTGATACGGTTTCATTAAATCAACTAAAGAAGTTGACCTTGTGTTTCTATCAGAAAATACTCGCCCTTCAACTGGAAGTTTACAACCATATAAGTTGTTATCTCCTTTAAATTGAAATGGAATTCTCCCTGGTCTCTTTCTATTTATACCTAAATATACTGGATTAAAACCATCAGTTTCATTTTGTTTCCAATACGAAGGGGCATTAGGACCTATTTTAATACCACCCCAAACTTCATTAATCCATATCCAATCTATATGTTCTCCTTGTACTAAATTATCTTTTGTTTTTTCTTTAAATAAATTTGTATTATAAATAGGCTTTTCAGTTACTGTATATATTTCATCAATTATTTCTTGTATTATATCACCTTCTTCTGTAATTCTCGTAAGATGTCCTACTTTTCTTTGTGTTTTCCAATATACAGTTGTAACTCTCATCATATCTCCATCACCCCAACTTGCTATATCTTCACTATCACCAAGTATCCAGTTTACAATATCACCATTTGAAGAATGATCATTACCTTTTACACTCATGTATTGTCTATATTGTAATGAAGGAGATCCAACATTCCATTTATGTGATTTACTAGCATCATAATAAGATCCATCATTTTGTTGACCTCCTATCATATATCTTGCTGAAATAGCTGGATATATATTTTGTAAAGATAACATTTGTTCCTCATTCATTAAGTAACCATACTTATCAATAACATCTGCTGGAGACATCATATCACATTTACCTACAAAATTAGAATCAGATATATATCTTGAATCAGGAGATTTATGATAAAATGTTAATACAGGATTCCATAATTCTATATCATAATCATCTTCCATCATTTTAAAATGCCAAAACTCTCTATCTGCAACAAGCATATCTCTAAATCCTCTTTCTTCTAGTTCGTTCATTTTAAATCTTTCTTCATCAACTACTAACTGATGAGTTGCCCATTCTTCAACTAAACTTCTATAATCTTTTGAAAAAAAATCTTCTATTTCAGGTAATGATTTTATGTTATCTTGTGAAAGTTGTTCTTTTGCTTCATCTGAATTAGGATCTAGTCCTGCTTCTAACATTTTCATAAGAATCTTTGATTCAGCATCTGCTAATAAATTTTCTTCTATTTGTTTTCTTTTTTGTTCAAGCATTTCATTGTAGGAAAGATCATCTACTGCTCTAAATTGAACTTTATGAAATCTTTTTGTAAATTCTCCTGTTAGTACATTAATAACATTTGGGATAATAGGATAAAATTTTAGTTCTAGTGCAGAACTATCTTCTTTAGTTAAAATATCCATTATATCTTTATACTCATTATCTTCTTCAATGATATAATCAGTTTTATCTATAACACCTTTTGCAAGTTTATAATTCTTCAATAATTTTCTTGCATTTTTTTGGAGGTACTCTATACCTCTCATTTCAATCCAGTCTAAATTCCATGCTGCCCATTCATCATCTTTTTCCTTAGCTTTAATAAATTGTAAAGGTTGTGTAAGATTGCTATTAGTTAATTCGTGATTTTTAATTTTAGCACCATTCTTTAATTGGTAAGCATTATATAATTGCATGTTATTTAGTATTTAATTTTTTATAAAATATTCTGAGTCAACATAATCAACATAGTCAAGATATTCAATATATATATAATTAATATTATCCATGTCAAATATAGTATTTATATCAAATGTTGTATCTGTTGTCCAATAATTTTCTATCATTATTTAAAATTTTTATATGGTGATTTTTTTATTTTACTTTTATATCTTGATTTTTTATTTCCAATATTCCTAAATGGTCCCATATTTAATTTATACAAATTTTGGGACTTATCCAAGTTATTTGAATCTTGATTTTCTTTTCTTTTACTATATCCTCTGTTTGCTTGTTGTATTTTAACAAAAGCAACAAGTGCTGCAAACGCAACTAATCTATCCACATTAAGTCCAGGGTAATATTGTAACATTTCAGTAAGTAACATTTTGTCTGGTATTCTTTCTACACCAAATGTTTGTGATAACACTTCTCCATTTTTATCTACTTCTTCATCTATTGCTTCTCTAATATATTCAATTGCATAAGAAATAAGATGACTCTTAAATAAATTACCAGTATTTTTCCATCCATATTCTTGAAATACATTGTTATTAGAACCTAACTCTTTAAGAAATAAAATTTGTTGTTTGGGAACTAAATATTTTTGCTTTCTCTTTGCAATCATATGTTGTATAAATAATGATATATTATTTTCTACTAGTGTCCATGCTTTATACCATTCAATAATCAATTCTAATTGTTCATGTGTTTTATTTATATCATCATATCTACCACACCATGATGCAACTATTTTTTCTTTTTCAATAAATGTTTCTGTTTCTCCAGTTTTATCTGTTCTTGTAACTTCACATGCGTTTTTATATACAAATATACTACACAATGAATCTGATGTTGTTGTTTTGCCTTCTGACACGGGGTCAATAGATGCATAGTATGTTCCAAATTCAAGATTTTTAATTGGTCTTTCCCATACTACTAGTACACCACTTTTATCTTCATCTTTCTTTTTTACTGGAAAATTTAATATAGGTAATTTTATACTCTTAGTTGCTGTAATACCTTCCTCATCTCTGTCAAGTTCTAAAAACTCATAACTATATTCTTTATTATCAATTCTTTTTAATTGTTTAGATATTAATGCTTGTGGAAATACAGCAGCTTTTCTATATGCAAACGCCTCAGCAATATTTATAGGTTTTTGAGATATTCTTAATTGATATTGTTCAGCTGATAAATCTTTTTGCCATTGTATTCTTTCTTGATATACAGCTTTTAATGATTCTTTAACTTGTGAGTTTCCATAGTTATCAATAAATGGAGGCATAGACCATTGTTCAGGAATAAATAATCCAGCTATACCAATAGTTCCTTTGTCATCCATTAGATCTGTTTCTACAGCATATATATCATTTCCTTGTGGATTAAGTATAAATTCTTTTAAAGGATTACATTGTGTAAGATCACCTACAGATCCTGCTGCAATAAACATTCCTGTTGTAATTAGACCAGATGTCATTGCAGGTCTAATATATTCATATGTTTGATCCATTTTTGGAGCAATACCCGCTTCTTCATGAAAAAAGTAAGTACATGGTCCACCTACTCCAGTTGTTGCATTTTTTTCAAATGATGCACCTTGTATTTTTGACATTAGACCTCTATTAGTCTTCCTATTATTTATTCTAACTTCAATCTTTTGTTCCCATAATAAAACCTTTTCAGGATTACTTGGTCTATACCAAGCAGTATGTTCATTAAGAAATGTTTTATATTCATCTAAAAATTTCCATGAACCTTTATCATTTATATAATCTTTAAGGGAAGCACCTATTTTACATATAGAACCTTCTTCAAACCAGTAAGTGTTTATGATCTTACCCATGTGAAAATAAGAAGAAGCAATCTGCCTCTTTTTTAATATAACTGCATGCTTATGGTTTAATTCTGCTAATATTTCGTATAGTGCCATATGATATTGAGCATCTCTGACTTTAGCAAATCCATACTTTTTTTCTTCTTTATCAAATATAGGTAAGAAGTTTAACCACATGTAATAATCTCTAGTTAGATACCACGTGTTTTTTTTTCCTATATATATAACTCCTTCTCTACATTTTTCTTTTTGATTATTCCAGTATTCAATATAGTCTTTAGTTTGAAATGGTTTGTCACAATAAAATCCTTGTCTATTAAATGTAACTGCTTGTTCATTAAATAATAATGCGGTCTCATCAAACTCATATTGACCAGGTTCTTTAAAGAGTATAGTAATATACTTTATAAAGTCTTCTTTTGTTTTAAACTCTTTATATTCCCATTTACCATTATTGTATGTAGGTATAACCTTATACACTTACTATAATTGCTAATATATCATGTTGATCTATAAGTAAATGAGTTTCACCATCATGTCTCATAGGAACAGGTTTAGCATATTCACTATATTGTATATAATCTCCTTCTTGTATTCCTTCTACAACTTCCCCAACAGATACCACATAGGCTTTATTTTGTTGTGTCTGTTGATTTTCAGGAATATATATGCCTGAATCACCATATGTTTCTGATGCTTTTACTTGTTTAATTAAGACTCTGCGTCCAATTGGAATTACTCTTTCTGTCATTTTTATTAATTTTTAATTTTTATAATTGGTCATATGCTAACCCTTGTCCACCACGTACTTGACTTTTTTGTTCATCTTTCATATCATTATAAGCTCCTTTAAATGATTGTCTTATTTGATCAAATTTTGCTGCAGCATTTACAAGAGAATTAATATTTCCATCTCTTCCGTGTTCAATAGTTGTAGTTTCCATATATCTTGCTAATCTATCTAACATTGCTTTAATTCCTTTATATGCTCTAAATGTTGGTGTTTGATATAAGTCCTCACATAATTTTAAAGCATTCTTTATACTTTCATCTTCAGGAGATTCTTCCAAACTTATTTCTTCTATAATTACTTCTTCTTTTTCATGTTCTATCATATTAAAGAACGGATTCATATCAGGATCAGGACATGTCATATAAAAAATATATAAGTATACTGACATATACGTATCTGGATAATTATCCATTATAGTCTTTAATGTTCTTATGGAGTAACAATGTTCAGATGGAATAACTTTTTTATTCTGTATATCAAATAGTTTTACTAACATATTATTTTATTTTTTGTTGATGTTATCTTTCATCCATAGTATTAAACTATTTACTTCATCTTTTAGATATGGTAAATCATACATTTTAATTTCTTTTATTATTGGTTCATTTTGATTATTATACTTTGTTATTGGATAACCAAATTTGTCTTCTCCTTCTTTTTCAAATGAAACATGCTGTATTTGTAATTTACCTATTTTAAGTTTAGGATTATGTTTTTTTATTACATACGCATATAAACTTAATTGTAAATTGTAGTGATTTAGATTACAATCATCTAATGCACTGACAGGGTTGTACATTTTAGAAGTAATACCTTCCCAATTTGTAAATCCTTTTTCCTTTATTTCTTTATTTGTTTTATAATCAAGTATATTTATTTTACCATTTACAATAGATACAAAATCAGCTTGTCCACATAAACCTAATGATTTTAAATAAACAAAAAGTTCTGGATATGCACCATTTTCTAATTTTTGATTTGGTGCAATTTTAATTCCTACTTTATCAACTATAGGTCTAATAATAGGTACCTCTATACCATCTCTTTCAATTGTATTAAATTCTAATATGTTTTCTTCTCTTTGATTATGATACCAATTACCTAAATCAATTGCTCTTTCTGTTTCATTATCCCAAGCTTTTTTAATTTCAGAAGGTGTCATATTATACCATTTGGATTTTTTATTTTTAGATGATTTTATTGCTTGACCATTTTTATCAAATTTAGGTTTAAATTTACTAATAAAAGAAGTTACACTTATCCACTTTGTTCCATCCTTTTCTAAATTATCATTTAGACTTTCATATACATGACCTTCTTCTTTAAATATTACTGTCATATTTTTATTCTTTATATCCTGTTTGTTTTTTGAATTGTTCTTCTAGTTCATTAGAAAATATAGCGTTCCATTGTCCTAAAGGACAAGATGAAGATAATGCTCTAAGTTTAAATCCTAAACTACAACCACAATCAGCACAACAAGGTTGAGTTCCTGGTGCAGCACATTTTTTACCTGTTAAATCAAGTGAGATACACTGTTGACAAATTAACCATCTTTCATTAGCAACTTTTTCAACATCTTCAGATTTAAAGATTTTATTTTTAACACCTTCATATATTTGATCAATATTTTTTATTGCTGATAATAATTTAATTATTTTCATTTTTAAACTTTTTTTTATTTATTATTTCTTCATCTAATCTAATTAATACTTTTTCAAACATATTAATTTTTTCTTTCACAGGAATGTGTTTATCATATCCTTTATAAGTATTCTTTTGGATATTACCTAAAATATCTTTATTTCTCTTAATACTTTTTTCTAATCTAGTTTTTCTTAATGAAAAAGTTCCTAAGTTGGGTAAGTATATTTTATTTGATTCAAGATTAGATAAAGCTTTCCTTACTTTATCATAATAAAAAGATATTAAGTTAGTTACTAATTCTGGATGAGCATTACATTCTTTTGCAATGTCAGGATAAAAATCTTTATACTTCTTCGGTTTCAATTCCTAATAGTTTGTAATCTAATAATATAGTACCTTTTGTTTGTATTTCTATTTTTGGATTAAGTTTAATATTTTTTTTATTAACACCATTCTTTACTATCAATTCTTTCTTAGTTGCTTTAGTAATTGCATTTCTACATGACTGTGCACTTTTAAATATTTTTTTATCTGATATGATATAACAGAATCTAGTAAGTTCTACATTTTCTAATTTTGCAAGTTCAGCTAAACATAATAAATCTGATAAGCTTATTTGTATTTCATTAAGGAAACAATGAGTAAGGATCTGATATTTTATAATATCGTCCTTACTCATTTTTACCTTTTTTTCTACTTTCTTTACTATCATTATATCCAAGTTTTTGTTTTATTAGTTTCATTACTAGTAATTAATGTATATGTAAAATTATTACTCCATGTATCTTTTGCTTTTTTACATATTTTTATAAACTTTGTCCAATCATCATTACTAGCAATTACTTGACATCCAGCTGACCATTTATCTATGTTTGTAGATTTATTACCAGCTTTTTTTGTAGCTCTATGAATATTAATACCAAATAAACCAGTATCAGTTTTTTCTGTATTAAGATTATATATATCATCTCTGTTATTATCTCTATACACTGTTACTGGGTTCTGTTGACATAAAGCTTCATATTTACCTTGATGTTTACCAATTCTATAAGATTTTGGATACTGACCAGGTTTTAATATAGCAACACCTTTGTCATTCATTACATTTTTTACCCAATGCGTTCCAGGATCTGTAGTACAGTCAAACTCATGATATTGCCATTCACCATTTATTTTATATGATAGTGTAATAGTATCATCAAATCTATTTGTTACCATATTCTCTGTTTTAGAGTTTCTGATACCAATTATATTTAAGTTATAATCTCCATTTATAAAATACTTATATCCTTTTGATATTAGAGCTCTCTCTAATATCTCTCTTCCGTATTTCATTAATCAGCACGTTTTAAAGTTCTTTTTGGAGGTGCAATATTTTGTTCAGCATTCCAGTCTTCTGCAGCTTGTTTAACTGCTTCATTTCTTGCATTATTAATTTCTTCTGGTGAACCTGCTTCAGGACCAGCCATTATTTGTGCAAGATACATTTGAGCCTGTACTCTTTCAGCACGTGTTTTTTCAATATCTCTTAATAGTTCTTCATATTCTTTTTGAACTTTAAGATCTTTAATGTGATCTTGATAATAAGCTGTTATTTCAGCTCTTCTTTTACTTAATTCTTCTTTAGATAATTGTACATCTTCTTGAGAAGAATTTTCATTGGTTTCTTTTGTCATCTTAATTGATTTTAAAATTAGTAATTAAATTATATTACAAAGATACAAAAAAAGTTTAAATAAAAAAGGTTTATGTGTTTTTTTTTATTACCTACGTCATTAGTGACGTTTTATTAAAGATAACGATCTATTAGTATTAGATCTATAATTATTTAACTTAACGAATATTCCACTTCTTCTTTGGATAAAGATCTCTAATAATTGCACATTTCTCATACTCTTCTTCATCAGAAAAATATTGCATCATATTCTCTACTTCATATTCTGTAATACCAAGATGAGGATCATGTGCTAGTATTATACCATCTTTAGACTTCATTACTTGATTAAAAGTTTTCTTTTTACTTACGATTAAAAATGAATTTCTAAACGCTTTATCCATTATTAACTGTTCTGCTTCCCATTGTTGCACTTCAGTTAATTTATCATAATTCTCTAGTGGGTCATTTGCAGGCATGTGATCTATTTTTTTAGTTTCAAAATTAATAAAAAAAAATTTAAATATAGGAGATAACTTCATTAATTTATTTTTTAAGTTAGTATATCTTTCTTTTAGGAAGATGGCATTTTAACTCATCCCCCCTATACATTCAATATACAAAAATACCCCCACCCTACCAACTAAAAAATTATATATGTTACGTGTACGTTACCTCCTACTGTTCTGCTCCCCAGCTTAAAATTGGCACGGGGTGTTCCCGTACCATAACTAAATACATATTAAAAATTATGTCAGTATTTTTTCACAAACTCGTAGAGGGTTCAAACACTATCATCTGTAAAGATGCACCAGCAAACCTTGTAGAAGTAACCGTTGAGACTTCCAAAGGTCCAGTAACACACTTCATCAGAAAAGGCACCGTTCAATATGGTATATACTGCCCTGTTGACAGTGACGGTAAATCCATTGACGCGCGTTCTTGGGGTCTTAAAAAAGACCAAGAACTGCAAGGCTTGACAATGGGTAGCTTTTGCCTTGACCAAGAGGCTATGAAAACACAGCCTAAGGATGCAGAACCTATCTACACCACATTAAGATGGGTGGTAGCATCTTAATAATGCAATAAAGACACATTAGTGTCTTTAACTCATCCGTAAGGATGTACGCAGTTTATCTTACTTAATGTAGCTCTCAGTTTTCACTTGATTGTGTTTAAACTCATCTACTCTCACTGTAAGACTATATATGGGCAATAACTATGCAATCTACTACAGATTATAGTTATTGTCCATTATATCACTAGGTTATTGTCTTTTGTACAAAAAAACCTAAGAAATTATTTAATTGTAATTGAAATTAATTAATTGTGTGTGTTAAGTTGTGTGTGAGTAGTCATTTACCCACATATTACCACATTTAACCACATTCTTGCACAACTAATCATAGTTATATAATATATAGCTATCATGAGTAGTTCAAGAGTAACTATAGCACAATACTGCATTACTCTTACTCTCTATGTTCTTTCTCTATAGGATGAGCATATTAGTAACCAGAATAGTGTAAAACTGCTCTTTTTATTTAACCTAAACATTAACCAAACAAAAACAAATGAATAAAATTATTGAAAAATACTACCTTAAACCAAACAGCAAATTAGTCAAATATAACATTAGAACTAAAGGTGTTGACTGTTGGTTTCACGCTCCCTTAAAAGAAGCAAAAGGAAATATAGAACAACACAGATGTATAGACTTCCAGGATTACAACCAACACTTAATTCACGAAGACTTTAAATGTAAAGAAAATTACATATTCTAAATAAATGCACCACAACTCACTTCCCAAGGGTGAGCAGTTGTACTATGTATCTCTTACATGAAAGGTAAGAAGCACCAAATCGGGTTTAGTACAACTGAGTGCAGAGGGATAAGAATCAATTAAAATTATTAACCAAACAAAAACAATTTATATGGATAAAATTATTGAAAAGTATTTTATATTTCCAGGTTCTGTATTAGTACACTATACCATTGGAACAAATGGTGTAGATTGTTGGTTTGATTCTGAACAATGGAGAAATCATAGATGTTTATCTTTTGAAGATTTTGAGTTAATCAAACCTTTAAAAAAAGTAGTTACATTTGACTCACCTTACAGTTTTCAACTTAATGGTGATATGGCTCAACAATT